GCTCTTGCTGCCTTGGCCAAATTAACAGCGCCTTCAGGGCACGCCTTGGTTTTTCGATTGTGAAAGCTTTTGAGGTCTGCAACAATGTAGTCGTATTGATGATATTCAGGTCCTTCAGACCAACAATACCTCATTTTGCTTTTATGGATTTCGGCAAGAATATCTTTGTTTTTTAGATATATGGTTTTTGTTTTTTCTTCTTCTAACACAATAATCTCCTTGCGTTAATTGTAGCATTTACACTGACTGTTGTCAATGGTCTTGGTGGTAAAGTATGTAGATAACTCAACCGGTAAATAGTCATATGAAGATATCTGACCTTAAACCTAGAATAGTAGCGGTGTACGCCGGACGCTTTCACCCCTTTCACATTGGACACACTGAAGTTTACCGTGAGTTAGCCGCAAAATTTGGTGCTGACAATACTTACATTGTTACCAGTGCCAAGGTCGAGCCGGAAAAGAGTCCTTTTGACTTTGCTGAAAAGATGTCAATGATGGTGGCCGCAGGCATTCCAGAGTCACATATTGTACAAGAAATATCACCGTACTCACCAGTGAATCTGATAGCCAAGCTTGGACTTAATCCTGACAAAGATGTGCTGGTCTTTGGCGTTGGCAGCAAAGACATGGCCGAAGATCCAAGGTTTACATTCAAGCCGCTCAAGGATGGTACAGCATCATATCTTCAACCTTACAAAGAAAAGGGCTTGATGCCTCTTAACATCGGCAAGAATGCAGACGGTACTAGAGCTGGACATGGATATGTGATTCCAGTGAAAGATGTAAAATTTAAAGTTCTCGGCAAACAGGTTAACAGCGCCAGCGAAATTAGACAGATGTATAAAAACGCCAATGATGAAGAGCGTTTAGCAATCTTAGCAGACCTTTACCCACAAAGCGGATCTGCTGTTCAACAACTCAAACGCATATTTGATGCAAGGCTAGCATAACATGGCAATTTTAGGAAATAAAGTAGAACTATCTTTTGCGGCCTTGGGCAAAACTATCACATGGCCTGCAACGCCCAAAATTACCCAGGGTATCCAAGTAAACTATCAGACTTGGGAACTACAGCACACCAACTACCAGCCCAGTGCATTTGGTAATCGTGCCACACCCGAGATAGTTATTAGCGGACCTTGGTTTAGCAGAGATAGCACAGAAGCGCAGGCTACACTGGAAGCTATTCATAATTTAAGAACTGCTACCATGATGTACTATGGTAGAAATGATTCCAAACGAGGAACTCCGCCTCCAATTGGAAGATTCACGGCCTATGGTTTATATAACAAAGTGCCAGTGGTGGTTAAAAGTTTTCAATACGATTTCCCCAATGATGTTGATTATGTTACTGCTGGTGGTCCTACTCAATCGGGTGGCAATCAGAGTGGAAACTCTCAAGCTGCCGCAGCCAGTGCCAATGACGCACAGGCCGTGCCAGTGTTGTTTGATATGTCTGTTACTTTGATAGTGCAAATGAATCCTATTGAAGTTGTTAAGAATTTTGAGCTAGATAAATTTAAATCAGGTTCGCTACTGGGTGAAGGATATATTTAAAAATGGCAACTACTGGTTTAAATCAATATGCAAATACCAATATCAAAGACTTTTATCTTGATATTGCAAATTTGCCAACAGCACAAAGTTTATTGCAAGGCAAGATTCCAGAGTTTGTAACTGTGGCGCCTAAGTTTCAATATAGGCTAGATCTTTTAAGCTACGATCTCTACGGATCGAGCGCATATTGGTGGGTAATTTTATTACTAAACAGAAACCAGTTAAAAGATCCAATTAGAGACTTAAAAACAGGAATGATACTGCGAGTACTTACTCCTAAAGACATACAGGGAATTCGCTAATGCAAAAACCAGATCACTTGGATGATATCGGCATCCCTGACATTCATTATAATCCGCTACAGAATTATCGTAATGTGACCTATAATACTAGGTTAACAATGATGCCTAGAATCGAAGCAACACAAGAAAGACTGCAACGATCATACGATTATAAAAAAGGTATGATAATGTGGGAGACCGGCGGCAGCGGAACCATCTACTTAGAGGAAATGACCATTGAAACTGTTGGCACTGGTTCTGCTACTGGTACCTATGCCATGCAACAATATCATAAGTTTGCTGGTAAACTAGTTGAACCGGTTGGTGGTCGATTTTTAGAATCCGTGGCCATTTGTTCATTGAATCTAGGGTATCCCAATACATCAGATGCGGTCTATCTATTGGAAGTAAGCTTTAGCGGTTATAACACCGATAGCGATATTCCTGAAGTTTGCAAAGGATGGGACGGCGAAGAATTAGTGTTTCGTTGGTATGTGCGACTAATGACTCTAAAGATGAAGTTAGACTATAAAGGCAGCACCTACGATTTTGAATTGTATCCGGCAACTGGGGCCGCTCAACAATCTGACCACTTGCATATTGAACAGGGTATGTCTATGGAAGGAAATCCATTGACTGTTCAACAGTTTTGCGATGACCTTACTAAGGCACTGAACAAGCGCGAAGAAGAGAAAGTCAAAAATGGTCAACGCTGTTTCCCTCATGTGTATAAAATTGTACCTCACAGAGACATAGCAGGATTAGAAATGGCTGACTTTAGTTTCTTAGGCCGTATGGTGCAGAGTTGGGGATGGTTCCGCGGTTCTATACAAATGCCTGCCGGCACCACAATTCAAAATTTTATATTAAATGCATTGCCGCAGAGTAAGGCAATTCTTTCATACCTACATAGAATACCAGAAAAGAAAGAATACAATACCACAGACACTAAACCAGACACTATTCATATCTTGCCTCGCAACTTTAGCATTATTTGTGGAGCCAAGGCACGCGAACAAAATGGTGCCATCATGTTTGATAATAAGATTGGAACCAGTGCCAAAGAAGTAGTTTATTTTGTAACTACCAAGATGGATGCTAAAAATGTCATTGGTGCTAAGGAATACGAAGATGCTTGGAGTCAAGCCAATAGAGATAAACGAGTCAACGAATATTTAAAAATGGGCCTATTGCGTAAAGCCTACAAGTGGATTTACACAGGTGAGAACACTGAAGTTATTAACTGTGATATCAAGCTTGACAATCTCTGGCGTTTGGTACGACCTCTGTTTGTCAATGATAAGGGAGAACCTATCGCACAAGGAGCCAGTAATCAGCAACCAGCACAGCGCGGCCAACGATCAAATACAGCAGTTAGATGCAACGAAGCTCGTATGATCAATGTTACTAGCAGTGGTGTAGCTGAGTACGCTGAAGATGTACCTTACAGACCCGGCCAAGACTTGGATGTAAATCCAAAACCAAATTGGTATCCGCACATGCCGCAGACTGCAATCATTAATACAACAGTTCAGCAGGATGCAAGACAAGGTGCGTTATCTCCTGAGAATGCCCAAGAATACAGCGTCTACCGACAAATTAATAACTCGCAAGGACAAGGTTCAGCTGACATGCTGACAATCAATTTAGAGGTAGTTGGCGACCCGTACTTCCTGTTTCAAATTCCTGGTGCACCAGGCAAGCCTCCTTATGAAGAAGATGTTTGGGAGTACATTGCCAAAAATCTAACAGAAGAACAAATGGCCGAAACACGCAAGAAAACAGCATCTCATAACTGGCTACCTTTTATCTATTTTCAAGCCACAATTCCGGCAGCTGATTTTACTAGCGAAGACCTTATGAATCTTAGACAAGCTGATACAATTACAGGGATTTATTCCTGCAAAAAAGTTATCAATAAATTCTTTAAGGGAAAATTTACATCTACTTTAGATTGCTATAGAGATCAATTATCTAATCCTTGGGGTCGACGAGCTACTACAAGTTCTAGTTTTAACCCGCCAGCGGGCAGTGGTCAAGCGTCAGCAACCGGCCCTACCACTGGAGGAAGTCGTGGTAATAGCGGAAGGCCATAACACATGAGAGCTAACTCAACCGGCGAACGACTAGGTCACCATAATCCAGCCGGTGGCGGCGCCTTTAAGACCAATGGAATTTTCATTGGTAAGGTGAAACGCAATGTTGACCCAACCGGACTAGGCAAGCTGTGGGTATGGATTCCGCAGATGAGCAGCGCCGACGAATCTGACGAATCAAGCTGGCTTATTGTTCGCTATTGTCCACCATTGGCTGGTGCCGCTGATCCTAATTCAGAGGCGCAGGCCAGAGACTCAAACAAATATGGACAAACCAAACAAAGTTATGGCTTTTGGGGTGTTCCTCCTGATTTAAATGTGCAAGTAATATGCGCCTTTATCAATGGCGATATTCACATGGGAGTTTGGTGGTGTTGTTTACCATCTGATGGGCACACTCATGCTATACCAGCTGTGGCCTCTGGACAAACACACCAAGGTGAAGTGTTGCCAGTGGGCGAGCGAAATCGTTATAATTCAACAGACGCTCAAGTTGAAAATAGACCAAAGCATCCGCAAGGCGATAACCTTATCAGGCAAGGTCTAGACAAAGATCTTTCTCGTGGTCACAGCAATGCAGGTCCGTTTCGTAATACCAGCGAAGGTCCAGGCAATGCCTATGGAATATTATCGCCAGGTCAACATCGTATAGTACTCGACGATGGCCCCAATGGGGGACCAGGCGGACAAATCAGATTACAAACAGCATCAGGCAACACTCTTATTTTAGACAATGGTGGCGGCTATATCTATGCTATCAATGCTGCCGGAACCGCGTGGTTCCAACTCGATGCGGCCGGCAATATTGATTTTTACGCCAAGGGCGATTTCTCAGTTAATGCCGAAGGTAACATTAATTTTAGAACACCAAACAATTTCAACATTGACGCAGGTCAAAATGTCAATGCTGTAGCAGGTCAAAATTGGAACCTTGAAGCCTGTGAAATATTCAGTGCCACTGGAACTACTGGAATGAAATTAACAGCTGGGCAAAACATGAATATTCTAGCCGACAGCCAGATGAAGCTAACAGCACAGCGCATTGACCTTAATGGTCCGCCAGCCGAAAGAGCCGAAATACCAGCCACTAACTCATTGACCAGCAACAGCGATGTTGGCAAGAGTGTTGCTGGTCGGGTTCCAGAACGCGAACCCTATGGCGGGCATAGCTATAGACAAGGTGAACAACCCAGTGTACCACCAGGTAGCCCAGGAGTTCCAGCAAGTACTATTACGCCGGCTGCGTCAAGCTATGAAGATAACACACCACCACCTGAAGCTACCAATGCTGTGGATTGTGTTCCGGAGCCCACACAATCTAAACTCAGCGATGAAGGCTTTACAATCTTAAAAAGCCGCGAAGCTTATCGAGGTATCATGTACAGCGACTTCCAAGGATACAGCATTGGTTATGGCTGTCGCTTAGACATTTTTGGCCCCGGCGGCGGTGGGAAAATTGATGAAAATCTAAAGCAGGCATTGGCTGCTGGGCCTAGCGAAGCAGAAGCCAGACTGGCCAGCCGACAAATTGTTGACAGAGAAAACACTCCTCGGGTTATGCGAGCACTAGAACGAGCCAAGGCTGGCAAGAATGTATGCTTGACACAAAGTCAAATCGATGCATTAATCATGGCTTCTTACAGTAATCCTGCAGCCGCTGATAGAATGGCCGCTGATCTATGTGATGCGGCAGCTAAAAATCCTGACGGTAAAGCTTCTAACGAAGATATTGCAAAAATCTGGGCAAATTCGCCTTACAATAATAGTAGTAACGCTAGAAACAGCGATGCAAATTATGCAATGACTGGTAAGCCAAATGCCAGTACTGTGGTTAAATCTCCAGATCGACTAATGAATGAAGGGCAGGCTGCTGGCAACAAGGACATATCTTCGGGCCGTGTTCCATTACCAGAAAACAACAGCTGGCGCGGTCAATTTGGTAACGGAGGACAAACTGGAACTAGGGTTAACACAACCTATGGACAGCCAACTTCAACACATAAAGCACAATACGAAAGAAGCACATACCTAAACACTGGACAGGTACCGCAGGGCTCTAGTTTAACCTTAACACAGCTCAAAGACAAGTATGGTGATCCGCATATTGGTGGAAATTACCCGCCGGGTGCGCCAACCAAGACTGCTTAATAAAACCCAGCATAATACAACCTGCTAAATAGGTGTATGCCAATGATTTCTTCATTCCGTGGATATAGTTCGATAGGAACCAGCTTCCTATCGCCAGTTCGCTACGACCTAGATCTTGCCAGACAAGACCTCTTAAACCATTTTGGCACACGCAAAGGCGAGCGTGTGATGATGCCTACTTTTGGTAGCATTATTTGGGAATTGTTGTTTGATCCTCTAGACGAAGAAACTAAGAAAAAAATCAATGATGATGTTGTTAGTATTATTAAAAACGATCCAAGGTGGCAACTGCTAACGGTTGATATCGATGAAGAACCAAATGCGTTAAATGTCAAGGTTGAAGTTTTGTATTTGCCTGCTGATGAAAAAGTACAACTACCTTTGGTTTACGATAAAGGAACAGAAACAGAATGACACAGTCTAGACGACTTGGGCAACTAAATGCCGCAGAAAATTGGGTTAATACCTATCGGTATTTGACTAATGCAAACTTCAAGGCATATGATTTTGACAGCCTACGAACAGCATTATTAAATTATGTACAGGTAAACTATCCTGAAGATTTCAATGATTTTATCAATTCCAGCGAATATGTGGCACTGATTGACCTTATGGCCTACATGGGGCAAAACATTGCTTTCCGCAGTGATTTAAATTTAAGAGAAACTTTCTTAGAAACAGCCGAAGTGCGCGGTAATGTGTTAAGCATTGCTCGTCAGCTGGGTTACAAACCTTCACGAAACATTGCCGCAGGCGGATTCTTAAAAATTGCGTCGATTAGCACTACTCAAAATATTGTAGACAGCAGAGGTACTAACTTGGCTGGTCAAATTATTGTCTGGGGTGATCCACTAAATTCTGATTTCAATGAACAGTTTACCCTGATCATGAATCAAGCACTTAACAAGATGAATCCAGTTGGAAGACCTATCAGTCGTATCGTTGACAATGGTGTTACAAGACAACTGTATCAGATTGATCAACTTGAAACAAGAACTATGGTTGAAACTGTAAGTCTGACAGGAAAGAATAACAATCCTTATTCTTGTGAGTTAGTGCCGGTTAACATTGACATTGAAACACAGTTAGCAGTTGAAAGTGTGCCTAATCCTTACGGATACCTATCCTTGTTGTTTAACAATGACGGTTCTGGGTTTTCAGCGCAAAGCAACGGCTGGTTCTTTATGTTCAAACAAGGAAGATTGAAATTTGATGATTATGTGCTTGCAGATAGCATTGAAAACCGTGTGATTGACATTGAATCTGACAGCATCAACAACACTGATGTCTGGGTGCAAAGCATTGACAGCAGCGGCCGCATCATAGAAAACTGGACACAGGTTTCAAATATTCTAGGCAACAATATTGTTTTTAACAATATCAACAAGGATGATAGAAAGCTGTTTGAGGTCATTACTAGAGAAAACGATACAGTATCAATTAAATTTGGCGATGGCATCTTCTCAGACATACCTACTGGCAATATTCGTATTTGGTATAGACAAAGTGCAAGCGAAGCGGTGTCATTTGTGCCAATTAATGTAATCAACACAGAACTTTATCTTGATTACTTGGACTCGATGGGTATTAGACAGACATTGACAGTGG